CGGGGCCGGTCTGCATGCGAACTTCCGTTGTCTCCAGCGGCAGCCTGAACCGCATCTTAGTAGCTTGGAGCTGCCAGATATTTTGCCCCCGTTCAAATTACTAAAAGCCAAATAAAAGGCATCTTCGGTAGTGATCTTTCTGTCACCTCTGAGGATGCAAAATGCAACTGTTACCCCGCTGTTTTACCTGGATGCTGATCAGCATCTTGCTGCTGCTTTCTGTCAGCTTTACCAGCCCAACTGAGCTGCCTGTAATTCTGTATAAACTGTCTATGGTCACCACTGGTGCCGTACTTGGCTATTGGATTGACCGCGCTTTATTCCCTTATGACCGCCCGCATTCCTATCTCGAATCCGGTGAAGACTTAATCCCACGCGGCATAGCCATGCTAAGGCGTGCCCTGGTTGTTATTGCCTGCGTTCTGGGCCTGACACTGGGGCTGTAGTCATGGGCAAACTCAAAACACGTATTTTTGCCATGCCAGTTCTGGGTCTGCTGGTAGCACTGGCCTGCAGCTGGTCGTCGGCGTTCGCCTCTGAAATTCCGCGTGAAGCCAAAGTGCACCAGCGTTTATTGGTCCGCACGGCCAACTACAGCTGGGGATTAGATGCCCCGGTTGCACTGTTTGCCGCGCAAGTACACCAGGAATCCCGCTGGCGCTTTGATGCCCGGTCACCAGCCGGTGCAGAAGGTTTAGCGCAGTTCATGCCGCGCACCGCCATTTGGATGACAGAGGTCAATCGTGATCTGGTACCGGCGCAGCCATTCAATCCTGCCTGGGCGCTCCGGGCCATGGTGTTGTACGACGCCTGGTTATTTAAGCGGGTTGATGCTTCAAGCCCCTGTGAGCGCTGGGCCTTTACGCTGTCGGCTTACAACGGCGGTTTGGCATGGGTCAAACGGGACCAACAGGTGGCCGCTGCAGCAGGCGCTGATCCATCCATCTGGTTTGAGCAGGTAGAGAAATTTAACGCCGGGCGTTCTAAAGCCGCATTCAAAGAAAACCGACATTACCCGACCGTCATCATCAAGCGTTGGCAATCGCTCTATGCCAGTAACGGCTGGGGCTTGGGGGTTTGCTATGCCTTCTAATCAACCAAAGTGGGTGCTGGGCACCGCTGCTGGCCTGGTGTTGTTGGCCATAGCGCTTATCTGTCTGCGTAAATACAACCAGCAACTGGATAGCGCCAAATCAGATGGCGTCACTATTGCGAAAAACCAATGCGCCGCCGACACCAACGCAGCTCTTTTACTCAGCACCCAAAAAGCCTTGGCAACTGTGCAAAAGCAGCTCAAGGATGCTGACGATGCGGTGGCCACTTTACGCGAGAAAAAAGCAGCAACCGATAAGCAGCTAAAACAGCTGCAGGGAGAAATTAAATATGTCACCAGTACTTGGATCCCGCCTGGCAAAGCACAGCCTGAGCCGTTGCCTCATTGTGTGTATACCAATGGTTTTGTCCGCGTGTACAACCAGTCCATTGCCCCCAGTGCCGCCAACGTGCCCGCCACTGCATATCCCGGTGGAGTTGCGGGAGCGGCCAAAACCTCCACCGCTGCTGACACCAGCCTGCACCCAAGCAACATCCAACAATCCGACATCCTGCAGCACGTCACCCAGTACGGTGCCCGCTGTAATGACCTCGAAAGCCAGCTGAATCAGCTGCTGGATTATCTGGAAAAACAACAACCAACACAGGGAACTAATGGATGACGGTACAAGTTGATTTTTGGCAGCTGGTGCTGCTGTTAGTGGCGTTTCTGGGCAGCTGCATCGCAGCCTTTAAGTGGCTGTTGGGCTTGTTTCACGGGCACATGGACAAGGCATTTGGCGCGATTGATAAGCGGCTGGATGGTATCGAAGAAAACAGTAAGGAAGAAGCCAAGCAATGGCAGCGGGTAGAACGGGAGCTGATGGAACTCAAAGCGCATCTGCCTGATCACTACGTGCGCCGCGAAGACTACATCCGTGGCCAGACGGTGCTGGAAAACAAAATTGATAAGGTCGCAATGCAGTTAGAGAACATCCAACTGCGCACGCAATTACAACAAAATCAAGTGAGGCAGTCATGAGTATTGATATGGAAAAAATCCGGCGGGAAAACATGCGTTGGCTGATTTTACTGACGCTGAACAATGCTCGCCCACTTGGCGCTTATGAAAGCATCGCCTTATCCGTGGTGCAAAGCGAATACCCGGATGCAACTGCACTGGAGCTGCGCCGTGAAGCAGACTATCTGGCAGACCGCAAAATGGTGGATATCGTCAAAGAACCCAGTGGCCGTTGGCATCTGGACCTGACCCGTCTGGGTACAGATATCGTTGAATACACTGTGGACTGCGCGCCTGGTATCGCCCGGCCTACCAAATACTGGGGTTGAGCCATGGCCCGCAAATCATCATTGGATAAATTGCCTGATGTGATCCGCGCCTATATCCAGGGCAAGCTGGCTGACAACCGGCTGACCCTGGATGAACTGATCGCCGACCTGCAGCGGGCCTTTCCAGAAGAGGCTGAGGCCGGAGAACTGCCAAGCCGCAGCGCTGTTGGTCGTTATGGTCAAAAACTGGAGCGCCGGTTAAGTGCTATCCGGGCCAGCACTGAAGCCGCCAAAATCATCCGTGCACAAACCGAAGACAAGGAAGATGCCCGGTCAGAAGCCCTGACCGCCATGATCCAGTCTGAGCTGTTTGAAAGCATCATGAACCTGCAGGAAGCCAGCGACGAAGAAATGACGCCAGCACAGCGCATTGGCTTACTGGCTGAAGCCGCCAAAAACATCGCCACGCTGACCCGGTCATCCGTCACCCTAAAACGGTACCAGGAAGAGGCAGAGGAACTGGGTCGGCAGAAACTGCTGCGCGAACAGGAAAACAACCTGCAGGAGATTGCTACAGCACAAGGGATGAACGAAGAACAAGTTAAGTTTTGGCGTGAACGCTTTTTGATGGGGCGTAGAAAATGACAGCCCCAAAACTCAACAAGCTAGCCAGTACTGTTCGCACCATTGAGTGGGATGAACTGCCCGCCCGTGTACGGGAAATCAGAACAGACTTTAACCCGTTGGATGAAGGTGTATTGATGAAACACCAGGCTGAGTGCCTGTCGTTACCTCATTCAATTATTGCTCACCCGAAAGGACGGCGTACCGGCATTACCTTCGCATGGGCGTTAAACTCGACCATCATTGCCGCAAGTCGAAAAGATGCGGGTGGGGACAATGTTTTTTATATCGGGGATACAAAAGAAAAAGGTCTGGAGTTTATTGGTTACTGCGCCAAGTTCTCCCGCTTGATTGCTGAAGCGCAGGGGCAAGGCATTTCGAATATAGAAGAGTTCCTGTTCGCCGATCAGGATGATGCAGGCAATTCAAAGCATATCACCGCATATCGAATTCGATTCAGTTCTGGCTTTCAAATCACAGCATTGTCCTCACGACCAGCGAATATCCGGGGTCTGCAAGGTATCGTAATTATCGATGAAGCAGCCTTCCATGCCGATGTTCAGGGTGTATTGGATGCGGCTACCGCTCTCCTTATCTGGGGCGGCAGAATCATTGTAATCAGTTCTCACAATGGCAAAAACAATCCATTTAATCAGTTCTGCCGAGATATTGAAGAAGGTCGCTATGGTGACGATGCCGTTGTGTTTACGGTGACCTTTGATGATGCGGTGGCGAATGGACTGTATGAACGGGTTTGTATGATGAAAGGTACAGAGCCGACCGCCGAAGGTAAGGAAAAGTGGTACTCAAAAATCCGTAACTCTTACGGCCCGCGTAAAGCTGCCATGCGTGAAGAGCTGGACGCTATCCCGCGTGATGGTGCAGGCGTTGCAATCCCAGGGATCTGGATTGAAAACGCGATGCCAGAAGAGATGCCAGTTGTGCGTCTTACTCTGGACGATGGTTTCGTGGACGAACCGGAGGAAGAGCGAAAAGCTTGGTGTAATGATTGGATTGAAAAAAACATTGCGCCACTTACCCATTCGCTAAATGACGCTGAGCAGCATGTGTTTGGTCAGGACTTTGCGAGGCACAGGGATTTTTCAATCATTAACCCTATGAGCATCCGGCAAAATAAGCGTCGCGTTTGCCCGTGGATGGTTGAAATGCAGAACGTGCCGACACGCCAGCAAGAGCAAATCTTGTGGTACATCATCAGTCGCCTGCCAAATTTTCGCGGTGGAGCAATGGATGCAACAGGCTCAGGTCAAACATTGGCTGAGTACACGGCTGATAAATTCGGGCACAAGCTCATCCACCAAATCATATTGAACCGAGCCTGGTACGGCTTATGGATGCCCAAAATGATCCAGTGGTTTGAAGATGGTGTGATTGAGCTACCACGCGATGCCAACATTGAACAAGATTTACGAGCAATCGTCGATGTCGACGGTATCAAGATGGTGCCGCAAGTGCGGCAACGGGATATGAAGGAACCTGAATTGTTCCGGCATGGCGATTCAGCGATCAGTTTATGTCTGGCAGGCTTTGCCAGCCTCAATATGGTTTATATCCCGATAGACTTTCAATCAACCGGCCGCCGGCCAACTCTGAGCGCCCT